GCAGGCCGCGGCGGTGGGTGCACAGGGGGCTTCGAGGCAGCCGGTGCGGCCGCAGCCGCAGAGGCGTCCGTTGTTGCGCTTCACTATCATGTGGCCCAGCTCGCCGGCAAAGCCGTCGTGGCCGTAGACCACCTGACCGTTGATCACGATGCCCGACCCCACGCCGGTACCGAGAGTGATCATGATGAAATCCTTGAGGCCTCGGGCAGCGCCGTAGGTCATCTCGCCGATAGCGGCCGCGTTGGCATCGTTGGTCACTGCCACCGGCAGACCGAATTTCTCGCTCACCAGCTGAGCCAGGGGGATGGGAGTAGGCCAGGGGAGGTTGACGCCCTCCTCGATCATGCCGTTGAAGTAGTTGGCGTTGGGAGCGCCGATACCTATGCCGTTGATCTTGTCGGTAGCATCGTTGGCCTCTATCAGGCGCGAAGCCTCGGTATAGAGTTCGTCGATATAGTCCTCGATTTTGCTGTGCTTGCCGGTCTTGATGGAGCTGGATGCAATTACCGCTCCGCGAGCGTCGACGATACCGAATACTGTATTGGTACCGCCTATATCGATACCCATCACATAAGGTTTCATAAGTATTTTAATTTAGGGTTGTTCTAATACTGTGCACAAAGGTAGCAAAAAAAGTGACTCCCCCTATTTTTTTATGTTTTTTTGTCAATCCATCCGGTACCACTGTCGGAATACACTGTTTTTTCACTGTCAGGTAGGGCCATCCCGGCCGTCGAGCTGCTCACGCCGGGAGGCATAGCAGTCGCTTACGTGGCCGGGCGCCGGCGCTCGGCATGACATTTTGCCTTTACGGAAATTTATCGTACTTTTGCATCGTTGCGGCTATGGGCCGCACATGCAGGATATGATAGATATCGAGAAATTTATTTCGGAGCACATCACCGGCCGGGACTCGAGCCTCTTTGCCCGCGACATCGCCGCCAACGACGCCCTGCTGCGCGAGCGTATCGCCGGGCGCCGGCTGCTCGTGATCGGCGGAGCCGGCTCCATCGGATCGTCGTACATCAAGGCCATGCTGGCCTACGGCCCCTCGCAGCTCGTCGTGGTGGACCTCAACGAGAACGGCCTGGCCGAGCTAACCCGTGACCTGCGCTCGACCCAGGGCCTGCGCGTGCCCGACGACTACCGCACCTATACGCTGGACTTTGACAGCGAGATATTCCGCCGCATATTCCGCGCCATCGACCTACAAGCGCCGTGCTGCGCCGCCAAAAGCCGCCTCGTCAAAGAAGAAGGCCGAACCGCCTAAAAAGGCTGCTATGCCCCCGGCGCGCCGTGAGGAACCACAGCAGGCCACTTGCGAATATAGCGAGAGCTGCTTCACCTGTCCGTTGAAGGATTGCATTCAGTCGGACAAGGCTTGTGAAAAACTGAATTGCCTGTAAGAGGAAAGGGGACTGCACAAAACGGTGCAGTCCTCTCTTTCCTTTTATCCCATCATTTTTGACACATGCACTACGCCATTATTTTTTGAAATTCTCTTTAGCTACATTCTCAGCCGCTCGTTTCCATTTTTCCAAATTCTGCGCTTTAGATGCTTCAAACCAATATGCTTGCGCCTGTGGATGAACGGACTTATTAAACACGAGGTTTCTGTCCGTTTCAATCTTCTTTGAACCATAGCGGCTTTTCCACCCTTCATCTGTTAAAAAACCTGCGGCGTTGATCTTAGGGTCTACCAATACTTTTCCATGATACAGATATCTTGCATAAGGCCCCGGGTATACGACATAGTTTCCCTCGACGTGTGAGCGATTTGTAAGTGATTTTGTCAACGCTGGAACAAATGGGGCAGTATCACTCAACACCTCTTCCGCAACCGTGTGTTCAGCTTTCGTGCAAGCCTTTGAAAAAGCTTTTTTCAGCTCGTCCATTCCGTCCATATGGACTTTGAATTTTAACCCCATTACGGCACAGTCCTCTCTTTCATCATTCCGCCGCCTGCAGCTCCACGAGCTGTTGAATCACTCGTTCCAGGCGTTCAAGCACTTTGTCATAGCCGAAGATAAACATTTGCAGTCTCCTTTCCTGTTAGTACAGCAGCACGGGCTTACCGGCTGCGCGCGTCATGTTGTTGATGTAGGGGACGACCACGCGGGCAAGCGTCTTACCATCCACAACGAGGTTCACGTTGATGGGCTCGCGGCTACCCTGTGCCATCGCCTCCATAACGGCCTGCTTGATGGTCGAAAGCGGCGCTTCGACGTTCGTTCCGCTCTTCTGGTCGCCCAGCACGGCAAGAAACTTTCGGTTCGGCGGGATGACCGCACCGCTCGCAAGCGCTGGGATCTCGTTGTACACAGGCGCATTGCCGTCTAAGCTCTGCGCCGCCACGCGACGGCTGCGCGCCGGTGCCTTTGTTGATACGCGCGTACCGGTAAAACCGGACGTTGCTTTTCTGACTTTGGAATCGTCCACACTATCAACGAAGAATTTGAGCGCAAGGCCAATCGCCGCCGAGATGATGAACGCCGTACCGGCGCTGACGATGCCCAGCGCCGCAAGGCCAACGCCGAGAACACCGGCCAGCAGTCCAAGAAGTACGCTGCGCCCGATGCTGACAAGCCGCTGCGTGCCCTTCTTCGGGTCTTTGCGGACGCTGTAAATGCTCAGTCCGAGAATCAGGCCTAATCCCATGCCGACGACTGTACCGACGCCCGGTGTCACGATAGAGCCGATAACAGCGCCAAGCAGCGCGCACAGCACGACGATCAACTCGGAAAGAAGCTGCGATTTGCCGCCGTGTTCCTCGTCTCCCTCTGCAAAGCCGGTGAGATAGAGGCCGAGGATCGCACCCAGGCTGAAACCGGCCACGCCGCCGGTGATGCCAAGAAACACACTGCCGAGCAGCGCACCGAGCAAAGCCGTGATAACCACGATCCATGCATCCTCTGCGTCCATCTCGGTTTTCCATGTTTCGGGGTCAAGGCCCACAAGGTACAGCCCCAGCAACACACCGAGGGATAAGCCGATGACGCCGCCTGTGATGCCGCCGAACGCCGCGCCGAGCGTTGCACCGAGCAGCGCCATTAAAACGGTCAGCCATGTTGCCTTGCTCTTGGGGATAACTTTCTTGTCAAAGCTCCATTTTAGGTCATCCACGACGATCTCAAGCCCCGCGCGGATGGTCTTAAAGATATCATTGATCTTCTGGAACACCTTGTCGAGCTTTTCCATCATGGGCCCTTCGTCAAAATCAAAGTCCGGCGCAATGGCGGATGCTCCGCCGCCACCGTCGCCAACGGACGTTGTCGTGCTGAGTTTGTTGATCTCATCGAACGCCGCGAGCGCGTCTGTCGCTTCCTTTGCCGCCTTGCCGGTCGCGTCAATGGCGGCAGCTTCTTTGTAGAGGTTTTTGCCCGATGCCTCCATGCTCTTCTTTGACTTACCGCTCAGAATCGAAATGATCGTCACGATCTCCGACACAATGGCCGCAAGCAGATTCATTAGCCACGTCAGCGCCGGAATGAGTACGTCCATCAAAGGCGCGGCCAGCGTCAGCAGCGCACCTTTGAGGCGGGCAAAAGCGTCGGATGCCTCTGCGCTGGTCGCAATAGCCGCCTTGATCTGCTTGCGTAGCGCCGTGAGCGCCGCCGTGATGACTGAGAATACAAGCATAGAGCGCGCTAAACTCTTGACCTGATCTCTGAAACGCGCGGCATACTGGCCCGCTTTGGCAAGCGCGGAATTCTCCGCCTCGCGCTCCCTGCGTTCCTGCTCCGTATTAGCGATCAACTCACCGGCAGCGACTTTTGCTTTGTCGAGCTTTACCGTCATGCTGTCGATGTTGGCGGTCGTCTCTTCGTAAGCAGCCGAAAGCGTTTTGACCTCCTTCGTCTGCGTGTGCAAAAGCGCTTCCTGCTGTTTGAGCTCTGCCTCCGCAACGGCGCGGCGGTCGAGCACTTGCGTCTGATACTCGTTCTGTGTAAAGCCCTGTTTTTGGATCCATTCGCGGTCGTTCAGCCGTTCGACTTCCTTTCGCAGCATCTTCACGCGTTCCTCAGTAGCTTTCGCTGCCTGAGACGCGGCGTCAAGCTGCTTTTCAAGGTTCATCTTATTGCCCGTTTCCTTTTCAAGCTTGCTGTTCAGTTCGGATATCTCGTCACGCAGCTTGCTCAGTTTCTTTTGTGCTTTGGTCGAATCCAAATCACAAGAGAAAATCACACTGCCGTCAGCATTCGCCATTTAATCACTCCTTTCCCGCTCCCAGCCACTTAGAAATAGTCGTCTCTTCTTCCTGACTGAGTTTGTGTTTCATATTCACGATATTGCTGTTCCTGCGGTACCACTCGCGTTCATCCTTTTCAAGCGTCTTGCCGCGCGCCTTTTTGTCGCGGATGCGCACGACCTGCGCAAAGGTGCAGTCCCCGAGATCGTTATACGCACCGAGGAACGTCCACCAATGGACGCCCCCGGTGTTGGTCTCCGCATCATAAGGGATCTCGCGGATATCTCGTCCGAATACTCGGTTGATGGGCGGGAGGATCAACGGATAGTCCTGCTCCCAGTCAACCAGCTTCGGCGATTTCTTCTTGTCCGTCTCCTGTCCGCCGTTCTGGAACCATGTAAAACGGTCTACAGCTTCCTGCAAATGCTGCGGCGGGATATCCTCAGGCGAGACATAGAACATCTGCAAGATGCCCTCTGCGCGGTCAGTGCCGCTCAAATCAGGATCACTCAGCATTACGAAGATATCGAGGATAACGCGAAAGTCCGTGCGGATCTCATAGCTCTCTCCGCCGATCTCGACGGAAGTAGGCAAGCCCCAATTCATCGGCGATACTTTGCCGTGTACTTCTGAATGCGCGGATTCGTGGCTTTCTGCTCACGAGCAAAGGCGCTGTCTGTCTCATCCATCAGCGCAAGCAGGAAATTTGTCCATACATGCAGGCCGTCCGCCATCGCATAAAGGTTCATGCTGCCAAAGATGCTGTCACATACCGGCTCTTCAAAAAGACCGTCGATGATCTCGCGCATCTCCTTGTCGCGGCGGTCGGCAATGTTGAAAATCTCAACGCGGTCGCCGCACTTCTGCACCTCATCTGCGTATTTATCCTGCTTCTTGTCCAGTGTGTCAAACGCGTTGTAAAGACGCTGGATAAATGCGCCGTCAGTCGGGTTGAATCGAATGATCACATCGCCCTTAACGCCGTGCACGGTGTATTCCTGCACGCCGTTTGCAAAACTAAGTTCCATGTTTATCTCTCCTTCAATGTGTTTTCAGAAATTCTGTAGTGTGTTGATCTCTGCCGCTTATCGAAAATCAGAAGTTCTCCACGGCCTCGCCCGCGAGATCGTCCCATTTTTCGCTCATGCTGACAATTACACCGGGCGATTTGCGCCGGTAGCCGTCCCCGTCGCCGCAACTGTCAGAAATTGCCGAAATGCTATCCCATGCCCGCATGACTGCGCCCTCCCCGCTCTGGCAGTCAAGAGCGATAGCGTTAAGGGCTGCGGCCTCTCGGCGGCTGTCCGTAGTCTTTGCGGCTTCGGCTGCGTAGTGACCCACTAACTTTAGCATTGTGGGGTTGCTGTCGAATCGCTCCATGAACGCGGAGTAATCAGCCGGGGAAAGAACGCCGGTTTTCATCAGCTCAAGGGCGTTATTGTCGATTGCGTCGGGGTTTGCAATATTGGCGGCGCGCACTGCCTGTTCCAGCTCGGCGCGGATCGTGCGGCGCGTGGCCTTGAAGTTGTCCCAAACGCGGGCGCTCACCTCGTTAAAGGTGGCTTCTGCGTCATGCAGCTTTAGCGCTGCGCGGGTTGTTCTAACCTGCTTTTCCTCGGCGCTGTCTCCGGGCTTCCATGCGTTAGCGTCACGGCTGGCCTGCTGCGCCTCTTGGAGTGCGCGGAAAGCGGTGTTGTATTCGCTGCGGGCTTCTTTGAAAGCTGTATCGAGCTTTCGGGCGTAAATGTTAAACTGGCTCATGGTGTGTTCTCCTTTCCTTACAGTTGACCGCGCAGCATAGCATTGAAAAGAGCGCTGCTGGCCTTACTGTCCTTTGCTTTTTCCGTCAGCTCTGCCGCGTACTTCTCAATGGTCGCGCCCAGATCGGACGCGGCAATACGATTTGCGGAAAGATCGCGGCGGGCAAGTGCGGCGGCTTCTTCATCGATATTGTGCTTGTCTACGCTGTCAAGGCTCACGCTGCTGCGGATTGCTTTATAGTTTTCGCTCTGTGCCTTGCGCTCCTGTTCCTCTCGCCGTGCCTGGTATTCGACTTTTAGGCGGCTTCTGGCGGCTCTGTATTCAGGGCTGCTACGCTCCAACTCGGCGCGGGTGCAAGCGTCCAAATACGCCTCGTCGCTGTCATAGTCGCCGCGCTTTACAAGGTCAAGGGCGCTACTCAAATCAAAGCCGAAAGCGGCCTTTGCCTTTGCTTCTACGCTCTCGCGGGTTTCAATGTTGGCCTTAAAGTCCATAATAAATTTCCTTTCTTTTTTATGTGCTATTGCGCTGTTTTTCTTAAAGGTCGATAATGATAACACATTCGCAGTCTGATAAATAATCTCGTGCTGCCTGTTCCGTTTGGAACACCTTTTCAGGGCTTTGCGGCGCTCTACAAGCCGCCCATGCGCCATTTTCAAGCAATGTCATAATTGCTATGCCCGTTTGCTTCTGCGCTGCAATCGCCTGTAAAGAGGCAATGCGGGCTTTAATGCTGTTATTCAAGGGCTTTGCCTCCGATCTCGTCACTCTCCAATTCCGGCAATTCCAGCTTGCCGCGCTCAATGGCTTCGTCAAGCATCTGATAGAGGGACAAGCTCAACGGGTCTATGCCCTCGACAGGATGGGGATACAGCACAATGCGTTTGCCGTCCGGCGTCACCGCGCCATACTTACGCAAATACGTAAACGCATCTTCTGCCGTGCGGAACTCACCGCCGCCCTCGACGATGAAGACCGTCTCATCGGCTGACAGCAACCTAAGGTATTCCCGCAACGCCGCAAGGCGGATATCAAAATTTTTCTTCATCGCTGTTCCTGCTCCCTTCGCCATGCTTCAAGCTCGTCAAGCTGCTGCATGATGTCTGTGATCTCCGTGTACTTCACCGTCTGCCGTAAAATCTCTGCTGCGGCGCTTACGCGGGTCTGTGCGGGCGCGTCTGCATCCTGCATGATCGTTGCCAGCGTATCCGCCGCGGCGTGCGCCCGCTCCTGCAGCACGTTACGCGCCGCTTCGGTTCGCTCGCGCCGTGCCTCGTTATACTTCTGCATAAACTCAGGGTCGCGTTTTCGGCGATAGATCGTCTGCTCGTTGATCTCGAGCTTTGCAGCCGCGCTCCGCACTGTCGCGGAGATCAAAAGCGCGTCAATAATGGTCTCGTCTCGAATTTTCTTTGCCAAAGTTTGAAAAGCCCCCTTTCCGGCTCTGCTTTATCTGACGTTTCAGTGTTTTTTATTAGTAATACTCCATCAGCGGTTTGCGGATACGCGGATGCCGCAGGGCTCGTATTGCTTCCCGCCGCGCCCTTGCATCAGGCTTTTGACCAAGCCAAAACTCGCTGATGATCGCCTCGCGCTGCGCATCTGTTAGTTGTGCAAGCGCCGCTTGCACGGCCTGTCGAAAATCCCGCTGTTCGATATCCTCAAAGGCTTCTGCCGCCGCTTCATCGGCAATCGCATCACCAAGCGTCAGGTCGCTGTCCTCGTCGCCTATCGGCTCGTCCATCGACCGGCAAACAGTGTTGATGGGGTCACATCGCGTCCGCTGTGTTCGCTGCCCGCAGGCTTCTGTGAACTCCGCCTTGAGCTTAATGCCGTACAGCGTAAGAAATTCACCCTTGTTCACATCCCATGTCGGTAGCGTGTCCATGAGGGCGATAAAGGCCACTTGCAGGAGGTCGCTTTCCTCGACACCTGCACGGCCTTCCATTGCCCGCACCCACCTCAAGGTCTGCTGCCATGCAAAGCGTTCAACCGCCGCCCAAAGTCTCAGAATGTCCGCCTCGCCCGCCTGCACCGCTGCTGCAATTTCGCTTGTTCGCTCGCCTTTCGACCCTTGCATATCGTTACCTCCCATGATAAAATGAAATTGATAAGATAACATTCATCATGGGCGGTCTCCTGAGCTTTCAGGAGGCCGCTTTTTATAGCAGCAGTTCTCTTGCAATCTCCTTGCGGCGCTGGGCATTCTGGATGCGGCGGCTCTCACCGTCTATCAGCAGCGAGACAGGGCACATTTCCGCCACGCGGTCGAAAATGCGCTTGTACTGCATCGTCTCCGGCGCATCCATCTCCTGCGGCGTCAGGTTCGTAGTCACGATTGTTGGCAGATTCGAGCGGCAGCGCGCGTCGATGACTGCAAAAATCTGCTCCGCCGCGTACCCGGTATCCCGCTCAACGCCGAGATCGTCAATGACGAGCAGTTTGTATGTACTCAGTCGGTCAAGCAAGCCCTGACGGTCTTTGCTGTTTTGCAGCAGATTCAAGAGGCGCGGAAAGCTTGTTACCGCCGTTGGTACGCGTTTTTTCAGCAGCTCATTTGCGATGCAGCAGGCGAAAAAGCTCTTGCCCGTGCCGACGGGACCGCGAAACAGGATGCCGATATTTTCCGTCGATACCTTCTCCCACTGATCGACATACTTCCTGCAAATTTTAGAGATTTTCGGATTTGCGCCGTCATCATCGGCAAGGGTGACTTTTCGATATGAGGGATCGACGATAGAATCCTCGATGCGGCGGCGCTCCATCATCGTTTCAAAGGCGGCAATATCGTTCGCATCGTCCGCGCTGGCCTTTTCCGATTCCGTGCAGTCACAGGCGATCCCTACCAGCCTATCTCCCATATTGGGGAAGTGGATCTTTTTCTGCTTTGGTTTTCCGCACGCGCCACAGCAAAGAACGCCGTCCTTTATGTAGTCACCCGGCTTCTCAGCGGAATGTTCCAGCGACTTCTGAACAAGGTTATCAAGCATTGAAAAAGTCCTCCGTTCCGTAGTCCGCAGTGGTCTTCACCTTCCTACGGCTATCATTGCGATTCCACTGTTCCCACTTCTCCGCATTTCGGCAAGCCGCTTTCCAGTCTTTCATGGGGGTCTTGCCGACCAGCCAGCCCTTCGACTCGTAAAAGTCGATGAACCCCTGCGGGTCTACCGGCGACTGGCGTTCAAGCACATAGGCTTGAACCTCTGCTAACGTGGGCGGGGTGAAGCGCCTCGCGCGGGGCGGGGGGGCGGCCCGTCTCTCTCTCCCTCCCTCCTCA